TGCTAAGTATGTGTCACCTTTCGTAGGTAGAGTGGATGACAACTCCTTTGGTGGGTTGTGTCTGGTAAAAGATATTGCTAATGTCTATAAGAGACAGAATGTATTTGAAACTGAGATTCTTGCTGCTTCTATTAGAGGAGTAAGAGATGTTGGTAGAGCATTTGAATATGGTGCTAACATTTGTACAATACCACCTAAAGTTTTCTGGGGTATGTACAACCATATCTTAACTGAGAAGGGATTGGCATTATTTGATGCTGATTGGGCTACAGTTTGTGACAAGGCCAAAACTGTCACATAGTTTGTTGACGGGTACCGTACAACATGGTAATATAAATAAATATTACAACTAAGTCAGGCCCGAAAGATCGTACCCTGCGTAGATGTATAAAAGATCCCATGTCGAGGGAATCTAACATCCGCAGGATTTTTTCTTGCGAGATACTTAAAACAAAAACATGTCTATTAAATCAACAATCGCTGCAGTAGCAGCATCTCCATTCCTTCTCGCTGGTGCAGCTTTTGCTGGTCCATACGTGAACGTTGAGAGCAACCTCTCTTATCCTGATGGAGCATATTCTTCAGCAGCTACAGATATCCACGTTGGATACGAAGGCGGCGAAGGTAAACTAGGTTACTACGTACAAGGTGGTCCTCAGGTTAACCATACAGAAGCTGCTGGTGATTCTGACCTAGACTTCTCTGGTAAGGTTGGTGCATCTTATGCAATCGCTGATGCTACATCTGTATACGGAGAGATCTCTGGTGCTACTGATGAGGACACCAATGGTGACTCACTAGTTAACTGGGGTGCTAAGGCAGGAGTTAAGTTCACATTCTAGTAAGAAAGTGATATAATTATAAGGGAGCAGCAATGCTCCCTTTTTTCATGCCATAAAATTATGAAGTTTGAAGATTACTACAAAGAGTTCTGTGAAGTCTTTGGACATCCACTATGGATGCTACCGATGATGTTGATCGGTTTGTTTCTCATGATTGAGGTGCTACATATAGATGAACACTATAATATGGAGACAGGTGATGCTCATGGATATTGTGGCCGTAAAGAATGGGTCAAGAAATTACAGGATGATCAGTGGTAAGTATGAATAAGTGGTTAGCAATTAGCCTTGGAGGCTTAGTGGGTCTATCCCACATCGGTATGATAGGGATGATAGCAAGGCAACAGAAGTTTCCTATTGTCAATGTTCCTGTTGGTCCCTATACATCTTATAGCGTAGAAGCAGGTAAGGAAGGATATAGAATCCAATATCGTGCAAACGATCCTAAAGTAATGCGTGTGGAAAGGGACATAAAGAAAAAAGGTGGCTTTCTTGGGTTGGGTAACAACACAACGAAAACAACTGAAGAGTACACGATGGATGGGACTAAACACTTACATGATGTCTCAATCTCAAGCAATGACTTATCTAAGTCAGAAGCATGTATCAAAGCAATCGGATCAGGAGAAGGAACAGGTAGAATGGTCGGTGCAAGCATCGGTGCTTCTGTTGCTAATACTGGTGTCGCCTCTATTCCTTATGTTGGTTGGGTACTTGCTGGTGCTGCTACGATGATGGGAATGGATCAAGGTGCTGAGATAGGTGGCAGCATGGCAGAAGATCTTAGCAAGGAATGCTAATTGACAAGAGAAAAACTTTGTTATATAATCTGTGAGGGAAATCGACTTTTAGTTTCAAAAAAAGTCGAAAAAAAAATTCAGACCATTTTTTGCCAAATACCTTTTTATGATTTTTTGGATAGGATTTACATTAATGTTCCTCAATGAGGGATTCGTGATGATGCGACATGTATCACCATTCTTTGCTAGACTTAGAGATAAGGTGATGAAGAAGTTAGGTGATAAATTGTGGTGGAGACTGCATGGCACCTTAGATTGGTTGTGGATATCATTAGTAACTTGTGGACTAATAGTCAACTCTCATAGAGTTTTGCATATAATGGTATTAGCAACTTTCTGGACACTTGCTTGGTTGATATTCTACTTACCTCGGTGGATTACTAAAAAATAGAATTATGATTGAATCTATATTAAAAAATGAACTCTACATGGGTTACATTTTTGGAATTATGATTTTAGGCGGTTTTATCCGTCAATACCATGTATTAGATGACGTTTACTCACTTATTAAGAGATATGTCAAGGATAATCGCATCCTCATTATTCTTACTAGTATTTTCGGGGGTATTCTACCTATTCCTGGTAGAGTTGCACTCTCAGCACCTTTACTAGATGCCATAGCACCTCAAGATAAGAGGAAACGTAGTGCTTTTGGTATTATTGACTATTTGAGTACTCATCATTATTATTGGTGGTCTCCGTTAGAGAAAACCATAGTATTGCCAATGGCAGCTTTAGGTATAACTTATGGGCAAATGTTGAGTTACACATTTGTACCATTAGTCATTTGTTTGGCATATACGTGGTGGTACATATTTTCCAAAGTAGACCCAGAATCAGTTGTTCCTGATATGAGCAATATTCGTGAATTTGACTGGAAAAGGGCATTACGTGGTTGGGCACCTTTTATTGCAACATTGTGGTTTTTACTATGTGTTGGGAAAGCAGGTGCTATCTTCTTTTTCCCATGGTTCTTCGCTATGGCATGTTATTACAGTTTCCTCTGTAAGGACTGGAATTGGGGTAAGTACTTAGATGGTAACTTTGCTATTATTGCTACTGTTGTACTCGCTTTGGGAGGGGTCGTAGGAATGATTCAGGAACCAGTTATGGCATACCTTAAGTCAGCAGACCCTAGCATGATTATACCTGTTTCTATTGTTGGAGCAGTGGCAGCATGGATTATGGGGTCATCAGGCAAGTATGCAGGAATGACATCTGCTCTTGCATTGATCTTTGGTGATAAATATCTCGTCTGGTTTCTAGCAACAGAATATTCTGGATATCTTTTATCTCCAGCACACAAGTGCTTGATGATAGGTCAACAATACTTCGGTACACCTATTCGTAAGTATTACAAGGTTCTGGGTGGTCTCTGTGCTTGGTTAATTGGATATTCATTTTTAACTACCTTCTTAGTATGAATTTTGCCGTATATTCAAAGGACGGATGTCCTTTTTGTGATAGAATCAAACAAGTCCTAGAGTTAGGAAAATTTAATTTTGTTGTATATGATCTAAATAAGAATTTTGACAGAGACAGTTTCTATGGTGAATTTGGGGAAGGAGCAACTTTTCCTCAAGTAGTTCTAAATGGGAAGAAATTGGGTGGATGTCAAGAAACAGTTAAATACCTCAAAGAACACAATTTTATCTAATGGAACCAGAAGATCAACTCATTGATATGATTGAAAAAGTCGTAGATGATGCAATGTTCAGACATAAACACACATTCCGAATGCGTAGTTATCTTGAACTTAATGATTTTACTAAAAAGGTGACAACGGAGTTTTTAAAAAGTGGAACAGCAGCAAATTTACTTTCAACTATTGATGACTTAGATCTTTTAATAGAAGGTGGTCATCCTGAAATGAGGGAAGCATATCCTAATTGGACTAGACCAGAAGCGAGAATGATTCGTAAGTATTTGAATTCGATTATACAAGATGCAAAGGACTACAAAGGAAAGAGTAAAAAAAGACGTTCTAAATAAAGGTATAGAGATTATGCTTCCGAGAAGCAGGAGGAGAGAACAACCGAGTTGGTTTGATCGCACCTTCTACTTGCTAAAGAGGTCGGTGCGTGTTAGAATAGACATACGCAGGATCTCAAATGGAAACTAACGTAATTCTTTTTTTCTCAGCAGCAGGTATGCTTATTACCCTTTTGTTGGGAGTAGTGATTGGATGGGTCTACAAATCTACTGTAGATACTCATACTCTCAAACGACAGATGAACAATCTTCACCCCGAATTTTTGGATGGAAATGGTGCATACATTAACGAAGAGCTCTTAGCAGTGAAATTCGCAGATGTTGACGATTACCTTGACGAAGATGCCGAGGAGTGATATAATTTATAGTAAAACTTGAATTGAAATGGCACCAAAAAAATTACCTAACGATGCCCTGTTAACTGAAATACTTCAAAAGGTCTCCTCTGCTAAAACTAAGGCAGAGAAGGTAGCCCTTCTTCAGGAGTATAACAACCCAGGTCTTCGTGCTATACTTATCATTAATTTTGATGAATCATTGAAGTTTCTTCTTCCAGCAGGAGAAGTCCCTTACAGACCTAGTGATGCACCAGCAGGTACAGATCATACTCGTTTAGATCATGAGTATCGTGGACTGTACAGGTTCTTCAAAGGTGGAGACAGTTCCCTTAAAGGGATGAAGCGTGAACAGTTATATGTTCAGATGCTAGAAGGTCTACATGCTGATGAAGCAGAATTACTGGTACTTGCATGTAACGAAGATCTTCAATCTAAGTACAGAGTTACTAAGCAAGTTGTTTCAGAGGCATTTCCTGCTATTGAGTGGGGCAACAGAGGATGATTTGGGGAAGTAATGATGAGGTTAATGAATTTGCCTCACAGTATGGTATAACTATCCTCAATATCGCTTGTGCTAGAGAAGCATCTCAGAATAGAAAGTTACCCACTAATGCATTACTTG